CTATAGCCCCTTATACCCCTATAGGTCTCAAAGATAAAGATAAAAACAAAGAACCTATTAAGAGTAGGATTAGGATAATTAAGAATCTTTAATAGTAACATATATATATTCTCTTAGTTTAAATTTATCAAGTATCTGTACTACTGATTTATGGCACTTGTTATCTTTACTGTTTAAGGTCATTCCGTATTGTAGCTCTAAAAAACACGGCACAAACCATCTATTTCCATCAAACGGTATTATTTCACCACCAAATTCTTCCATAGCCTGTTCTTCTGTGTAATCGAATCCTATTTTGCGCGAGGCTGTCTCAAAATCAATGTCCCATATTCCTGCATGGTCACAATCATCCCAGATATAATACCAAAGAAGTTTATATTCAGGTAATAATTCTCTGAAGAAACGATTTTTCCATTTAAACGTATCGGTAATTCTCTTAGCCATTAGCATCTCATTAATATATCCCTAAGCCCCGCATGACATGGCGTGAAATACAGAGCTCAAGGCGGTTGATTCCGCTAGGGATTTTATAATTATGTTATTTGCTTGGATTGTCGCCATGTCATACCTAATAATATAATTCATGCATAAATAAAATCAACTTTTATTTAAACTATTTCTCAATAGCTCCATCGACAATGATGATTTCATTTTCCTCTTTGTCTCCACGACTTACTCTGGAGGAGAGAACCTGAACACCCTTGTTATTGAATATTTTTTCCAGCTTTTCAAAATCAGCCTTGCCCATACTCTCAATCCCATCCATCCGGACAACTTTTAATTTCTTCCCCTGGATAGTTGCAGCAGCCAGAGCACCACAAAAAAGCATTTGTTCCGAGTGCCCGCAATTTGAGAGCATACAGCCGTTGAAGTAGAGTTGATTTTCTTTGATTGAGATTCCATCAATAGGAAATTCGGCAGCAGCCAGAGCGTTCTTTTTCTTATCATCAAGAGCTTTCACCTTATCGTCAAGGTCGGTATGCTTTTTATAGCAACTCTCATACTCGGCCTTATTCTTGACATACTGCCTGTATTCAGAAGCTTTGTTATTGATACTCTGAGAATTTTCGATAGTATTCTGCATCTCAAGAGTATCGATTGGCTCGTTCTCTTTGAGAAATTTTTCAAGCCCGGCAATCTCATCCTCGACAACTTTTTTAACATTTGTCTTCGCCTGAATGGTTCCCTTAATATTCTCGATTTGAGCATGAAGTCCCGCAATTTCACCGCCGAGGTCAATGACTGAGGAAGATGATCTCGTGTGATCATTTTGCTTATTGGAGATAATATGATTTTGCTGATTGGCATCACCGATCCGCTTAACCACATCACTGATATCGATTGTTTCAATTTCCTCGACTTCAATCTCGATACCCTTCTTTGTTCTTACCATTTCCCGGTGAGCAATCAACCGATTGTCTTCTAACTTTTCGCGTTGATCATCCAGCTTATTCAAGCTCACACCATCAGGGAGCTTGACAGCCTTGAGTAATATCTCGGTCTGTTCAAGCGGTTTCATATCAAGCAACTTATGAGGATTGATACCGAGCTCAGAGAACCACTCCCGGAAATCCTTAACCGATATTTTCTCACCGTCGGATGTCATAATAATTACCGTTTGAGATTTTGGGGCAAGCTTCTTTTCGCAGAATACTTTTTTCTGGCCGTCGCCGAGTACGACTTTTACCTTTCCCCGTTGCTCTCCATGAGTGATAGGATCGCCAATGGTTTTGAGTATTTCCCATAGAGCAGATATGGCAGTGGTTTTCCCTACTCCAGTTGCTCCGGACACCTTCATGTTCTTACCGTCAAGAACATAGTGCAAAGCCTTGATCTTCTTGTAGTTCTCAATTTCTATACTGAGAATTTTCATAAAACCTCCTTAAGGTTATTGTTTAATAATTCACTTTCTAAAATCATTTCCCCTATTAAAATACAAGGGCGGGGGAATGGCTCAGATTTGAACTGAGAAAATCCGGTCACGGTTCGCACCGCTCCATTGTGTCTACCTATTCCACCAGCCCTCCCGCCGCCTGTATTTTTCATATCAATTCTTTTTTCTTGCAAAGATTTTTCAAATAATAATTCAACACTTTCAATTCATCCAGAGGAAGTTTGCCGGCTGTCTGGTAATCTCTCAGAATGTCGTTATAATTTACTCCCCTTTCTGCAAGCCAGAGATCACGGAATTTTATATACTCATCCGGGTATTGTTTTAATCTCTCAATGTGGCATTTGAAACCGAGAGCCATACCGTTATCAAGCAAGAACCATGAGGATTGATTTGATATTCCCCGCGCAATGATATGGTGTGCCTGCAATCTATAACTGCCACAGACCTTACCTTGACACCACTGGCATTCCTTGTCCCGGCCCCGGATTAATAAAGACCAATAGCTCAGAGTATCATCAATCCACTCTCGCCGGACTTGCTGTGATGTCTCTCTTTTAATTTTTATCTTTCGATATTTCGCCATGAATAAACTCAATCACTTTCTCTGATTTCACATCCGTTAATTTGTTTTTAATAAAGAAGCCACCCTTTTTCTTAGAAGAGGGGCGGGTAAAAACTCCTGGAGGCAATTCTTTTTTTATGTCAATCCATTTATTCATGAGATAATCTATACCTTTTCCTGCCTGTATCTCTCGTTTGCGTTTATTGTTCGCCACATTTCAAATTCAATCTTTAATCTCTCCAAAGACCATCTGCATTTTTCTTCAACTTCAACAGCACTTCTCAATCCACTTAACAGGTCTAGATAGTCTTGTGGCTGTATGCATACTGTTCACGGTCTGCTATTGTCTTTGCCCCTTTTGTAACAGCCTGCCCCATTAAAATAGCCTTTAAAGATTTCCGATATTGATCTATGTAGACACGCTCTGATTTTGCCTTTGCATGATCCTTTATTGCGGGCCCCATGTTTTCAAGACGTTCAATTAATTTATCACTATCTATCATTATACAGAATATTTCTCAACAATATTTTAGAGATCATCAATGAATAGCCCCAATTCATCGGCAAGTGTTTTAATATATTCTTCATCACGTTCAAATCGAATAATCAATGGCTTGAATCCTCTTGAGTAACTTCCCAGATCCCACCACTTCCGACTCGTCACATAGAGAGAACCTTGTACCTGTTGAAGATGCTGGGTTTTAGACCACCCATTTTCTAGCCTGTCAAGATGTACATGTGGTGCAGCGTTCTTCGTTTCAAAACCTCCATCTTCTCCGACAAGTCCATCAGGTGAACAGCCAAATTTTTTCTTATCATCAAAAAAACAGAAACCCACCTGTTGAACTTCAACTCCTTTAATAAATGAATATGAATCCCTGGATTCCAATTCCCTCTCATGCCCGCGCTCCATATTTCCATTGATATAATTATCATGGCTTTCACCCGTGACAATTTCACCGGCAAGTTCATAGAGATATTTTTCTCTCTGCTTTGATCTTGCCCCGGTTGACGTTATGATCTTTTGAAAACCGGACGCTGTGGGGATGCCACGCCTGAGAGCGTCCCATTCAGGAGTATTCTGTTCGCAATTTATGACAATCATTTTTCGCCTCCATTTTTATCTTGTTCCTCTTTGTATTTTTTCAGGGAATTTATGGCTTGATTGTATGAGCCCGCTTTGATTGTATCAATAGAACTTGCTCCGAGAAATTTCAGGAACTTATCTTCATAGGCCCCACTATCGACAATCATATCAACGATGTTTGATTTTTGCTTATCGTCAATATATTGTACGGGTTCACTACCACCCCCATCATCATCCTGGTCATGGGTGGCCAGTCCGGCAAGTGCAAGCAGAGTATATCTTTCGAGATAGGTGATTGTTGAACCTATCGCTTGTATTGCATTTTTCTTTCCGGAGGCATCTGCGCCTGCTGTGAGAGAGGTGCTTTCAGAATGTCCCTGCTCGTGGGTAATAGTACAAATAACCGTGATACCACTATCCTTCTGCTCCTGTTTCCATGCAGCCGCAAGCCCGTATTTTGCAAGCTCCGTATTAATGGTATCTGTAACATTCCCCAGGCTTGCATGGCGATATCCAGTTTTACCATCATCATTTCTGTGTTCGTATTCCACCTTTTTGTCTTTGTAAATTATAGGAGGATTCTTTTTAAATTCTGCCATTGCTTTCACAAAAGCCCTTTTCGCTTCCAGGGCATCCCACTTGACTTGAAGCTCCATAATCTTTTCGAGCTTCTCAATATCCATTCCGGCAGCCATTGCCATTTGCGCCGCCGCTATTGGAGTCGTTCCCTGTGTCACCACTACGGGAGGGGCTGCCTTGTGTGCCACTACAGATTTTGTTGACTGTTTTTTTGCAGATTGCTTCTTTTCCATCTTGCCTCCTTTATTAATAGACATTTTGATCCTCCCACTGCTTCTCCATAGAATCCAAAACTTTTATTACTGCATCATACCTATCTTTATAAACCAGAAAATCTTTTCCTCCAATATATTCAATTGCTGCAAAGTCAGAGTCAGGGTAAGGGTTATGGACAGAACCCAAACAGACAGGAAATTTTATTGGAGCTTTTATTTTATTTAATCCCATGCGATCACTAAAATTATCAGATACTTGAAATTTAATATAATCACCGTAGCCAGTTTTTAAATACGGGAACACTGTTAAAAGGGAAGGTATTGCAACAGACAATTGTAAAAAGTCTCTACGTTTCATGCTACCTCCATCCAATTGTTTTTAACGCTGAAATGGGATTGACTCCCCATGTTCCATTTATATCAGGTGAACCGGAATCATTTTCTTTTATTAATCGAGTTTTCAATCTACGCCTTGACTTCTTGCCATTCGTTTCAAGCACAATGAGGGAAATAATATCCTGCACGACATCCGCATTGAGCTTTTTCTTTTTCTCGCCATACGCCCTTTTGACAAATTCAATGTCGATAATATTCCATTCACCGAAAAGATCAATGAGCGAATCAATTACCGTTCCCTCTCTATCAGATTTGTAAGACTTTCTTAGCCAGCTATTCTGGCAACTATCGAGAACGTCACTCCATTTTTTATCTTTAACCGCTGTGATGAACTCGAAATACTTTTGTTCTGATGTGTCGGGTTTAAATTTCATTTGCTTCCTTCCAGAGAAAATATTCAACAAAAAATATGTAATATAATTATTTGCTTCTATTATTTCAGATTTAGTAGGAGTTTTGATTACGCCAAGTTTCCCTGGAGAAAGATTGAATTTCTTAGCAATATCATTCGCGTTCACGATCCCACCTTCTCCCTATTAGCTTCTACGATAGCACATTCCGCAAATTGCTTTTCGTATTTATGTTTACAAGTAAAACATTTATTCTGAGATGTTATTATTTGAATCTCAGCTAATTTTGAAGCCAAAGCAATTCCACATTGCATAGATTCTAGTGCAATCCTTACTCTTTTTAGCTTTCTCTCATTTGCAGCATCCAAAAAAGTGGTTATGAATTTTAACATTACGATCCCACCTCCTCACTTATCAAATTAACCGACGCCACATCTAACCAATCAATATTAGCCTCTTTGTATGGTTAAATAATAAATCCACCTTGACAATCTTCGTGAGATAGTGAAAGATTATACTTCTTGCAGATAGCATATATTTCATCAAGAAACAATTCTACTTTTGGAAAATATTTATCTTCCCTTGACATTAGATTATATCTCTTTTTCACGATCCCACCTTCTCCTTTCCATATTTTATTTTCCCATCGTCAATTAATTTACAAACAAAAGCTGGATAGCCATGACCGTCATTAGCCATTCCAATAATCAATTCAGCAATCTCAATAATTTTAGACTCATCATCTACCGAAACATATTTTCCTGCATCATTCAATTTTTCAAATGAATGTATCTTCCCATCAATTATTGAATACTCAATATGATAATCATTTATAGAGACGCTTGCCATTTTTACTCCGGAACCGAATCGGGATAATCCCACTTTGCCATCAAGCCATAATCATCAAGCTTATTAGCATCCTCTGGACGATAATAAATCGACCCATTTTTGGCGGCGACAAAAAGAGCAATCATTTCGCTTTGAATGTCCGTGAGTCTACGATCTAAATTTTTCGCCAGTTGATGCATTGTCTTGTGTTGATTCTTTGTAAGCAAAACCGGACGACATGCAAGTTGATCAGTTTGCACGATTTTTCAACATCCTTCTTAAAGCAACAACCATCATGCCAAAATCTTCTTTATCTTTACCGCTTACACGAGAACGATTAATTCTGCAACCATATAATTTCATTCTCAGTTCTTTTTTGGAAATAGCCATAATATCTCCAGCCGGGGTGGTTCTTATGTTCCTTCTGTATAAATTAGATATACTGCTTCCCACAAGAGGGCTACTTTTGATATTTACAGAAGGCATCGTATTATCACTAAAATAAATTTACCTTTACCGACTAACGTTTTTTCATTAATCATAATCTATTCCGGAACCGAATCGGGATAATCCCAAAGTTTTGAATCGCCAAGTTTGACGAATGCCTTGTCTGATGGATGGTAATAAATCAATCCATTATGAGCACTCATGTATAGCGCAAGCATCTCTTCTAAAATAACAGTGATTCTTTTATCTTCACGCCTTGCAATACCAAGAATGGTTTTGTGTTGATTTTTCGTAACCATTAGATGCTTACATGCAAGTTCTTCTTTTGGCAATTTCACTCCTGCCATACTATGCCCCTTTGTTAATTTAGTTTAATCATTTATTTAATTATCAATTTAATCAGTTACTATATATAATACATCATTCCGCAAGCCCTGTCAACAACTAAATAAAAAAGGCATGAAAAAAATTCCATGCCCGGATACATATATAAATGAATATATTCTATTATATTATATTGGGTTGTGTCCCTCCTATTTGTACTAAATTGAAACTTACGCAATCCACTGTTATTGTTGGATTGCCAGCATCAATCGTTCTTACGCAAGGCTCCACTGTATCATCAACGTCCAAATCCAGCAATGCGGTTGTTGCCATATTCAATTCTTGATTTGATCCCGGCGCTTCTTTACAAACGATTCCTTCTGTTGCCGCACTCCCACTACCAGAAATTTCAAATCCTATCTCTGCGTGTTTGTTTGATACGCTAACTTCCAAATCTAAAGCGACACTTGCTTTGTATATTCCCTTTTTTGTTACTGTGAGTTTTCCATTTCCATCGTGGGTAACTGTATTCGATTGTCCGTTAATAAAATCCGCATCCGAAACATTGTACCAAGTATTTTGCACGGCTACCTGCGACCAGTTACCATGATACATAGAACACGAACCGAAAGGCAAGCCCGATCCGGCATCGGTAAAAATTAGATCACCGGTCAAAAACAATCCGTCAAAAGTCGGTATTGACCCAATCTGAATATCCTGAATGGTATCAAGCACGTAAGCAGGCATAGATAAGTTATCTCCAATATCACAGGGATAATAAACCTTATGCTTGTCTCCTGTAACACCGCGATACTCGCATTGCTTGACAATCAACCTGCCTTCTACTCCGCATTCTGAGGGTATAAAAAGCATAGTCCTGTTTGCAAGTTCGGTGACAGCACTTAAAAAATTCTGTCTCAACTTACTTACTACAGCCATTTCAACTCCTATGATTCTATTGAGGGGCAACCATCTTCAAATACATCAATATTCATTAAACCATTTGCATTAAACATAATCTCATCAGCAAAAATATCCTCATCCAATTGTATTTTATTGCGATCTGTTACCGTATAGTCAACATTGTGTATTAATTTACCGGATACTAATTGATTTACTCCCCAATATACAATAGAGTTATCATTATTAATAAATTTATATGACATCGGACTTGATATGGATGAAAATGGAGAGAAGGTTAAATTTTCAAGACATGGTGGCGTTATAGCCCTCAATGATGTTCCTCTAGAACGTGCAGCGATACTATAATTTTCATCTGCAATAATCTCTCTCATTTGTAATAAATCAAATTCCAGTCTGTTGCTATCTATCTTTTGATAACCAATACTGAGTACCCTAAAAGGGGTGGATATATTATAATCATCACTATCAATAGTTATAACATCCCCAGGCTTCAAATAAACATATTCGAGGTTTGTTATGAGCGTTGCATTGGCGAAGGGATATGATTCTTTTTTCATTATTTGGTTTAATCTATAACTAACTGCGCGTGTACTGGTAAATGCATTTAAATCAATAATTTTACTCCTTTCGCTACCCGTCTGGGAAATATTTGCTTCATTTTTTAATGTTAATGTTTTTACATCGTCATTTCTGACATAGTCTTCACTCCATATTATATCCCCGACAGGGTCTAGAAATTTTGCGAAAGATTGCGATGTTTGCACTGCGGGCTTATAATTAGCCGTGAAAGAATTAAAAGTTTCCTCCCAAGATTTTCTTCTTAAAACAAACTTAATCATTTTCTTGTCTGTAATAATTGCAACGGGAGAATCGGCATCAGTATCCTTTAAAATTTTAATTGCATATTTATTATTTTCGTCTTTTATTAAAAAGCAATCAGTCCATTCTTGTATTTTTAGTATAATATTTTTTATCTCAATTACTCTATTTATTATAAAACTTAAACCCATGTCTAAAAGGGCATAATAATATGATGATTCTGCGAAATTATCGACATTAATATGTTCTGCATCAATGTCGCCGCCATACTGATTGTTATTTAGGAGATCATATATAATTGCTGCGGGATTATCGCCCCTATTTATTTCACCATACGGCAATGGGGTTGTTAATTTTCTTCTAATAAAATATTTATAAACAGGTGCGTTTGTGACACCTTGATCTAATTCTATTGGGCCCGAATAAAAATGACCGGTCAAACCATCTTTATAAGAACCAAGAAAAATATTAGCAATACCCTTTAGTCGTGTTGCATAATCTAGGAATGTAAGCGCCCCGTAATTAGGATTAATATTACCCACACCGCTTTGTAAATGGTGGGCAGGAGCCGAAAGTTCCATAACATTTCCATTTACAGGTACCAATGCATATTTCAGATTATAATTTGATGAAGGTTTTTGATCTATCCATATAGTATAATCCGTTCTATATCCTAACAATTCACCCTCGGATATTTTTGGTGTTTTTTTATTATAAATCTCTCCCATACAAATAGATTGCCACATTCTGAATCGATAATATTGATCATTTACATTTTCAGCACTCCACCATAGTATGTTCCCTGCCAATGTTACGGAACCATATATTACAGGGACTACTACACCCTCGGTCTGTTGTGTAACATTAATGTCCCCTAGAGTTTGACTATCTGCATCAGAAAAGGCAGAGGCGGCATCTTTCGCTTGTTCGGCCAGAATGAGCGTAACCACCGCAGAGATAGCCATAACCCCCAGCACTAAAATGGTTTCAATTCCCATTATTTATAATCCTAAATATGTGAGTCATTCTGTTTCTATAAATACTATTCAGGGGCATTACGCACACACCGCGCCCATTGATTGAATTCAACATTAATTTATTGCCGAGATAAACAGCGATATGATTTGTCACTTTTGAGCGCAAGGAAAATGTAATTAGATCACCTCTCATTAAATCAGATTTTTTATCAAGTTTTTTAAATTCATAGCCCGGCGAAAGGTTGTCAGAAATAGAACCGGTAATATGTTCCAATATAACTTCATGGGTTGTGACCACATACCAAAAACGATCATAATATTTATAACAGATTTCTTTTAAAATGCCTATTTCTTTTATACAAGCAGCAATAAAAAGAGCACAATCCGCACCATATCCTTTTTCCATTTTAAAATGTTTATAGGGAGTTCCAAGCCATTCCGTACAGATCATCAGGAATTGATACCACATTATATTATCTTTAAATATAGGCATTTAATCCAAACCCCATTTTACAGGATTCGCGGCCAATGGTATGTATGGCATACCAACAAAATTTTCAAGATTGTGAAACTTGTCTCTACAAGTTTCAGGGTCTTTATCACATCCAGCAGATACCGTTATAGAGTCACCACTTTTAAGGTTTAAGTATGGGAAATGCAATACTATTGTTTCATGGTAATGCTCAGTAATATATCTAAATTCCCCATGGTAAAGAGTCATGCCCAAACTATAAAAGCCAGAAGGCCTTAAACCTATTCGGGCGCTACTTAGAACACTCCTATCGTCCCCATTTACAATTAGTGTATTTAATGTATCAACAGAAAATAAATCTTTATCCACAAAGCATGTGGGGCCATAAAGACTATTGTTGCATAAAGATTGTATAAAAACTCTAGGTATTTTCCTGTTCAATTCTGCCATAGAAGAAACACACTCAGCATTAGCCATTGATTTATCTATTGTCACAGAAATTATTTCACCATTAAATACTAAAGCACACTGGGTGGTATCATCGGCAAAGTATCTTTTTATTACTACCTGTGTGGGCATAAATGGCATACCGGCAATATACTGAACAAACAAAGTCGATATAGGGGCTTGAATATTAACTTTCACAATACCTTCAACTATATTTAATTCAAATTCAGATCGCTGTATAGGAGCCTTTTGAAATGTTTCACCTGCTATTATGACATCCTCATTGTACGATGTGTATCTGTAAGTATCTGTTACGGTAGTAAACAGATAGGTTTCAAAAGAATCCGTCTGCTGTTCCTGGGCGTTCTTTTCCTGATAATCCATTAAGACTCAACCTCTTCATATTCATGTGGCAATTCGATAAAGCCTAATTCAATTTCCGTTACCTTATCAGACCGGTAGTCTATGGGTAATTCGTCGGCATCAAATCTGACAAGCATTAATCTGCCGAAATATTTAATATCACTTGTTGAAATATCCCGACCAATAGCCGTGTTTAAAAATATATTTTCATCGTCCCCGTCAGAAACTACCGTCATTATAGAACGTGTAATAAAATCACCGTTTTTTAATTCAATGAATATCCGTTCGTATCCGCGTTCAATTAAATTAAAATATACATTTCTGATTGTTATTATACTATCACCACTTGAAATATCGGCGGTTAGTTCAAAGGCATTTTTCCAGACCGGCAACCAAAATCTTTGTAACTTTCCTTGATGATTTACAAAAAAGTCAACTATATAATAATAGTCCTCCCGGTCAACATTGAGATAGCCATAGCTCATCATTGACGGGACGCCTTCACCGAGATTATAAATGTCAATGGAGGTCTGCACAAATTGAATCACTTCCCGGTAAAATTCAAAGTCAACCTTTGGGGTATCCATCCAGTTGGGTTTTAATCTGAACAGATCGGAAGTCCGGGAAAGATTTGCAATGCTATCCATTATTTAAACTCCGTGAACTCAAGATCGAATTTAGTCATCTTGTCAGTGATGTCAGTCCGGTTTTTGTTTGTTAAGTAGCATTCAAAGACAGGATATATAACAGTTGTCTTTTGCTGGAACGCGCCACCGATAGGAGTTGAGACTGTGATTGAATTATTTGTAACCGCACTTACAGCATATAATTGAGAGGTTATAATATTTCTCCTGTCAATAAGTGCAACATACGATACCATGTTTTGCATGTTATAATAATGCGTGATGTTGTTTAGGTTAATAGTCGTTTCACCGAGCAAGGAACCTGACCCGGAAGGAATGCATGGCTCAGTATAAATCGGAATATATATATTCTGAGATCGAATCGATATTAGATAATTCCATATTAATTGATGATACAATTCACTCGTCACTGAAAACCGGTGAATTCTCATAGGTAATTTCATCAAAGGCTTTCTCTGTTCCCCTCCATAACGAGCCTTGGATAGCACCGTTTTAAATCCAAACGCGAAAGATACCGGATATTTCCAATTGGGAAGTAGATAAAAAAACATTGGCTTCTGACAATCCAGAGGCCCCTCGTCTTTATAAATCGAATATCCGTAAGGATAATTACTCCCGTAGCCCGCCATAGAATTTTAGTCCTGTATAAAGTCCTGTATCATTTCCTGCTGATACCCATTTATGTCGTGAGGCAAAACAGATTTTTTTATTTTAACACCGCTGAGATCGATGTCGTGTTCCTCATTTTGTAAACGCTTTGCCTCGGCGGATATTTCTTTGATACGTTTATCGTATTCAGGCTGCTGCCCTTGTTTCAGTCCTGAATATCTTTGTAATGTTTTCCCATCCGGCAATGCGACACCAACAATAACCGGCTTTCCACCATCGTCTTTAGTGCAATATTCGACCGCAAGATCGACCATCTCATCATTGAGTGCCGTTACTTTTTCGGAATACTCCTCAAATACCGGTTTTGTTTTTTTCTTAATCTCAATCAACGCGAAGTTAAATTCGTACTGCGTTTTTTTGATTTGTTGCATCTCAAGCACGACTGCATAAAGTTGATCGATTTCTGTTGCTTTCATAAAGCCTCCTGTTAAATTTATATTTTTATTAAGTGCCTATAGCTGCCGCTTCTACATAACGTGTTACTGCTCCACATTTCACTTCGAGCATGTAGTCTGGACTATTTAACGCCGCATGTGCAACTAAATCTACTATATGAAATACATTTGTTGGTGTATTTATAGATATTAGTTCGGTCCGAACAATACCACCCAAACCTACATCATTACTTTCTTTAACGATTATTGCCGCTCCGCCAGCCTGGGTGCAAATATTAATGCTATCCTCGGCAGAATCCCATCTTAAACAACCCCATTCACCAAGAGCCATACTTTCACCGATTGAGATTTGAGGATTAACCGAAGATATTATCTGTAATTGTTCGTTAAATCTATGTGCTGTGGTAGCTCCGTAATCCATATATCCGTCATTAAGACTATCAACATATTCATTACCGTCAATTTGAGTAAACCAAATTGGGTTTTTTGTCCATAATCCAGTCGTTGTAAATGTTGCAACCTTATCTCCAGCGGCAGTACCACCTGCGTATATTTCAACTGTACCATCATAAGCAAATAATACCAAGGTTTTAGTGGAATATAAA